GTTATGACATCTTTATAATTACCTTCTTCTATTTTAAAACCTGTCAAATCATTTGACGGATTTTCTTGATAACTATATTTCGGTGTTGCCATAACTATATTCTTTTTTTGCTGCTTCGTCTATTTGTTTTAGTATATCGTCAGTAAAGTATTTTTCTGGATCAGCGTAAATACTTTTTGCATATTGTTTAGAACCATCTGGTAGTTCTATTCTTGTTGAAACTTGTTTAAAGATACCATGTTTTGTTGCTAAGTCTAGTAAACCATAATATTTATCTAAACCTGTTTCATATCGTAATCTCACATCAACCATCATGTTCTCTTTTGATAATCTAGATTTTTGAGTTTTACAATGTATGATATTACCTATAACCTCTGTGCCTTCTTTTTCTTTTTTCTTTGAAAGATAAACAATAGTTGAGGCAGCATATTTTAAACCAGAACCACCACCCATTTCTTTCATAGGCATATAAGCACCTACAACATCATAAGTATGATTTGTTATAACCATTGGCACTTTTGCACGACCTAGTTTTAGAGTTAATACTCTAAATGCCGCTTTTAAAACTTGTGCCCTAGTCATATCTCTAGTTTCTTTACCGTCTGCTGTATCTTCTACTTCTTTTGTAGTTGATAACATACCTAAACTATCTAACACTAATAACAAAGGTTTTCTATCTGCTTCGTTTTGCTCTGTATATTTGTCTAACACAGTTAATGCTTGTGTTCTAAATTCTTGTACAGTTGTAACAGGCATGATAACCATTCGTTCACTATCAATACCTCGTTCTTCAATTAATTGTTTTGTTAATGCACTTTCACTTTCAAAATAGATAACACCTGCGTCAGGATTATTATCTAGAAAAGATTTACACATACCTAATACAAAGAAAGTTTTACCTGTTGCACTTTCACCTGCAAGAGCAGTTATTTTATTTGAAGGTATGCCGCCATGAATACTACCAGACAATAAAGCATTAAAGTGATATGAACCTGTATCAATAAATGTATCTACATCACCTGCTTCAACGCCTTCACTTACAAGTGAAGCATATTCATTTCCTGTTTCTTTAATTATCTGTTTTAGAAAGTCCGGCATTATCATTCTCCTTTTGTGTTTTTTGTATCATGTATTTTAATTTTTCGTATATTAATCCTACAGTAGTACATTCTTCAGCACGTATAGCACCTCTTTGTAAAGACGCTTGTATTATCTTTATCATTGTACTGTAATCTGAAACTGTAAGATTTTGTTTATTCATTTGTTCTAATAGTTCTTTCATTATATCACACTCCTCTCATTAAATCAAGCAAAAAATTCGTCTAATGTTGATTTTTTAAATAAATCAGTATTTTCGTTAGAAAAATACCATATGTTCTCTATGAATATATTATTCATAAATTCTTTTTTCTCTTGTTCGTCTTTGAATAATTTGTCACTTTTAGGTCTTTGCATTATTCTCATACCTATCTGACCTTTAAACTTCTCTTTATACTTATCACACAACTCATCACCAGTTCTATATCTTTTACCTTTTATTTTCGGATCCATAATATTGATAAGTGTATGTTTAGATTTCTTAATACATTGTTCACTTACAGGTAAAAAGAAATCGTCTCGCCATTTATCATACTCGTTAAACTTTGCCCATGATTGTAATTCTTCTTTTTCACCACCTTCATTATATCTTTCAGTAGAAAAATATGGTGGTGATGTAAATGCACAATCCACATTATTAATTTCATCCCAAGGTAAATCCTCTGCACCACAATTATATATCTGTGTTGTTTTTTTGTTGTCAGTAAGTTTATCAAAGACCTTTATCATTTCTTTATATACTTTAAATGTATTAGGATTAGGATCACAACCAATATAGTGTGTTGCATTTGAGGCATAGAAACCTGCAAGTCTATCACCCCAACCCATAGATGTATCAAGAACAGTTTTTGCGTTAGTCATTTCATATATTGTTTTTGCAACAACAGGTTTAAATTGTGTTGCAATATATGTGCCTAATCTAAATGCACTCATGTAAACTTTTTCATCTAACGTATTGTTAGTATTAATGCCTCGCCAGATAGGACCAAAACAACGCCATATATCTTTTGCATTGCCATTTTGCCATACATCTACTGGTGCTCTAAAACCATAACTACCACAATTCAATCTTAACTCTTGCATAAAATAATTTGATACTGTATTATATGTGTTTGCACCTTCTATCAAACCTAAACCATATTCATCAAAAGAATATTTGTAATCATCATATTTTTCAAATACAGTTTTTTCTATATCACTCTTTGATTTTATATTCTTACTTGTGTCAAAAGATTTTAAATCAAGAAAGTTAGTAATCATATCTTGTTTAGATATTTTCTTAAAAGGAAAAGGTGGTCTTGCTTGTGAGATATATTCTGATAGTTCTTCTCTAAACTTTTCTTTGCCATATTTTTCTGTAATGTAATTAAATTGATCTGTATTCATAACAGGCAATCTATCATCATTTAAGTAAGGTGTAAAATCTATCATGCGAAAAAGTCCTCAACTGTATTACCACCAGAAGCGTCTATTCGCCATCTAATTGCGTCAAGTATAAATCTCATTGGTTCCATAAATGCTTTATTAAATTGATGTTCGTAATCTATAAGACCATGCATATCAAATTCTTTAGGTAGTTTAGAAACGAAAGTAATAACATTTGCATTCCATTTGTTTTTTCTTAAATGAACAAATCGTATTTTATCACCATTCATTATCTTAGGATATTTGTGTTCTAGTTTATGTTGTTTAAGTAAATGATTATAAATCAACGCACCTTTAACATGCATTGGTGTGCCTTTCTTGTAAATAGATGTATCATCTTTATATTTACCTGTGCCGTTAACACTACGAGGAAAACCAATATCTTCAGGTTGCAGTAATTCAAAGTCTCTACGAAAGTTTACAATAAAGTCTTTCATTTCTTTTTGATCGCCAGACATAATAACTTTAAAACCTTCTTTCATCTTTTCTCGACAAGGTAAAGGTGTTGATGTTTTTATTGCTTCAATGCCCATAATCTTTAACTTAGGTTCTGGATATTGTACGCCCTCTGAATTGTGAACATTAAGAATATATCTTTTCTTTGCAGTCCAGATACCTTTGTCGGCAATAACTTCTCGTTTCATAACCATCTTGTTTTCAAATACATTCATGTATTTACCAAGTTCGTCATAACAATCTGCAATATAAGGTTCTAGTCTTTCACTACAAAACTTATCTAACGCTTTTACAATCTTATTCTTATCAGTTGCACCTGTCATCTTTACAAGTGGCGCCATATTGATATAAACTGAATCAGTATCAGACGCAATAATATAATCACTTTTAGTTTTATACAGTTTGTTAAAGTATTCGTTTAGTTTCTTCTCAATCCATTTAATATTCAATTGACCTGACAATGTGATTGCTTCTGCCTGTCTATGATCGTAATATCTAAAGTATCGATTACCTATTGCACCATAGGCACTATTCAATGAAATCTTTTTAGAGTGTTGTATGATGTAATATTTTCTTGCAAGTTTTTCATATTTTTTATCTTTAGTGTCAGCATACATTTGTTCTGCTTCTAACATCTTCTTTTTAAATGTAACTCTATCATCATATTCTTTTTGTATAATTCTAGGTAACATACCTTGTTTATCTCTTTTAAACATGGCACCGTTTGCTGCTAAACAATTGCCATCGCTTGTGTCTATTCTTTTATTCAGTAAGTCATCTTGATTGACAGGTCTCTTTTCAGGAAACATTGTTTCAGGTGAAATATTATATTGCATAATCAAGTGAGGATATAGTGAGTTCAAATCAAAAGACACAACCCAATCATGAAAACCTACGTTAGGATCTTTTACATATGCACCTACTAGTTCCTCTTTGTGTTCTTTAGGTGTCATATCACGCATAGGTATAACTATATCGTATTTTAATAATTCATTGTAAATAATTGTATCCCACATTCTAACTTGTGAAAACACATCTTCATAGTTTGCCTTGGCGTTATATGCCATTGTTATTGCTAAATCAATTAGTTGTAATCTATCTTCTAATCTATCAACAAGTTCAACGTCAACAATATTATAATCTATAAAAGATTGTATGTCTTGTTGATACCACTCTTTGAAAGTATCATAAGGGTTTTCATCTTTACGTTCACCTAGTTCTACAAATGCAATATGGTCAAGTGTATATCTTTCTTGTGCTTTGATTGTAAATTTTGTATAGAGTTGTAGATAGTCAAGTTGTGCAATACCTAATAGTCTAAAAAATATTTGTGATTTACCTCGAACATATGCAGTATCTTCATCAATAATATTCCAAGGCGATAATCTTTTTACAGCACTCTCACCTATTATCTTTTTCATTCTATTTACAAGATAAGGTATATCAAAGTATTTACTATTCCAACCTGTGATAATATCAGGTGGATACTTAGACCAAAATTTTAGAAATTGTATAAGTAAATCTTTTTCACCTTTACATTTTACATAGTGAACATTTTTTTGTTTTACTTGAAAATCAACAAGACCCCAAACTAAAATGTTTTTTGTATTGTGATCTTTTACAGTAATACATATCATTTCTTCTACTGCTTGATTTACATTAGGAAAACCTTGTTCAGCAGTCACCTCAATATCTATTGTATAGATACGAAGTTTTTCTCTTTCGTAATCTACAATGCCAGGATATGCGTCTGAAATATATTGATATTGAAATCTATCTGTGCCATGAATAAAACTATCATGGTCTTCATATCGTTTAATCGCTGATCT